TAATGGAACAAATGGTGCAGTAACGACTACAAATATTATTGAGGTTACAGCCACTACAGGTGGTCTGAACTTAGCTCTACCTGTTGCTACACAAGTGTCTGTCGGTGAAGCAGTGATCATCAGAAACATTGGATCATATTCCTTTACCGTTACTAATAGCAGTAATACAACTATCATCTCGATCCCATCTGGGATTGCTGAGTACATTTATTTAACAAGCAACTCGACATCACAAGGTACATGGGCAACTATTACCTTCGGTGCAGGTACAAGTTCTGCAAATGCTTCGGCTCTTGCAGGGTACGGTTTGTATCCAATTAATACAACCTTAAATCAGCAGTATGCCACAACCAACTATTATTCAAATCAGACTCTCGATGCAACCAATAGAGCTGGCTTTGTGGTTTGGGCATCAGGCGTTGGCACAATAACACTTCCTCCGTCTGCATCGGTAGGCAATGGCTGGTTTGTCATGATTGCCAATGACGGTACAGGTATTTTAAATATTGCACTTCAAGGTACAGATAGACTTGACGGTAATACATCTAAACAGTTACAGATTACTGAGTCTTTTGTGGTTGTATGCAATGGATCTGGATTTAATAGTTTTGGTTACGGACAAGCAGTTCAGTTTGCATTTACACAGTTAGCTGTTGTAGTATCTGGAGGTACTTTAACAGAGACTAATGCACAAGCATCAAACTTAATTCAAGAGTTTAGCGGAACACTAACATCAAACCAGATCATTATCGTTCCTTCAACAGTACAGCTTTACACTTTTACAAATAACACGACTGGATCATTTACGTTCACGGTTAAAACAAGTGCAGTGGGTGGTGCAACTGTTACTATTCCGCAAAGCTCTACATTGATTGTGATTTGCGACGGAACTAACGTATACAATGCAGCATCTGGTTCATCTTCATCAATTACCAGTCTAACTGTAGGTAATGGTAGTCTTGCAGTTCCTTCCATTAAGTTTCAAGGCGACGTTAATACCGGTGTGTATTTGCCATCTACAGGGCAGTTTGGATTTGTAATAAATAATACAGAAGCTGGTTACTTTGATAGCACAGGGTTCTACGCATTTAATGGTATTAGTGGAGGAACGTTTTGACAGCTAATGTCATCTCTCTAAATATTCCTGCTGGAATACAGCGAGACGGTACTCAATTTGACTCTCCGATGTATGTGGATGGGCAATGGGTACGATTTCAACGTGGTCGACCACGTAAGATAGGTGGATATAAAGGCATCTTTTTAAATGCTCTTGAAATTAGTCGTGGTATGACCATGCAATCTCAGCAAGGTCTAAACTATGTTTATTCAGGGTCACAGAACTATGTGCAAGCTTGGCAAACTGATAATGATGATGGTGTTGGTTCAGGTCCGACCAATATTACATTAAACAATTTTACAGCAAGTCCTAATAATTTATGGCAATTTGATATTGGATATAACTCCAATGGAACAGGTCAGCTTCAAGTGGTTGCTCACCCAGGTCAGAATTTATTAGACATTGACAGTACGATTAATGTTCCTGTACTTTCAGGAAACTTTCCATATGGCGCTTTGTCCAAAGTTGGTGTCTTTACAGCAACTGGTACATTGACAGGTACATCATTTGTCATTAGCTCTGCCAACTATAAGATTGGAGTAGGTCAGACAGTCACAGGTGCTAGCTTACCTGCAAATACTGTAGTGACATTAGTATCCGTTACAGGGTCTACGACTACTGTGACTTTAAGTAATGGTGGTGGATCAGGTTCACAAACACTGACTTTTGATAATAATATCTCGGTGTCAGGCGGAGCTTGCATGGTTTACCCATATCTTTTTGTGTATGGGAATAATGGCTTAATACAAAATAACTCAGCAGGCGACTTTACAAACTGGGTCGGCGCTGATTCAAACGCAAATAATGTATCCAGCACTAAAGTAGTCAAAGGCATGGCACTTAGAGGCGGAACCACATCACCTTCCGGTTTATTCTGGTCACTTGATCAGCTTACTCGTGTGTCCTATAGTCCTACAACTGTAGGATCATCTGTCTTATATTGGCGCTATGACATTATTAGTACTCAGACATCTATCATGTCAAGTTCTTGTGTTATTGAGTATGATGGTATATTTTATTGGGTTGGTGTAGATCGATTCTTAATGTATAACGGTGTTGTCCAAGAAATCCCAAACTCAATTAATCAAAATTACTTTTTTGATAACTTAAATTATGTGCAACGCCAAAAAGTTTGGGCAATTAAGATTCCACGGTGGGGTGAGATCTGGTGGTTTTATCCTGCAGGCACTGCTACTGAGTGCAATAATGCTATTATTTACAATGTACGTGAAAAGACTTGGTACGATGCCGGTTTTGCTCCTGCAGCTAATCGCTCAGCAGGCGTATTCTCTGAAGTGTTCCGTTATCCTATTTGGGCTGAAAATGCTCAAAACGTTGCTGGCACATATACAATCTGGCAGCATGAAATCGGAACTGATGCCATCTTTTTAAGTACTGTAAATGCTGTAGAATCATTTTTTGAGACAAACAGTATTGGCTGGGTACGAGGCGGCCCTGGTCAGTTATCTGTAACAGGACCAAATAAATGGATTCGATTAGAACGTATTGAACCTGACTTTGTGCAGTCAGGCACTATGCAAGTGACAGTAACAGGTAAAGGCTATGCTGATGACACAGACATTACTACTGGTCCTTATAATTTTGATCCTGATACTCTTAAAATAGATATGCGTGAACAAAGACGTGAAATGAGACTCCGTTTTACAAGTAATACAGAAGGTGGAAATTACCAACTTGGTAATGTCTTATTAAGCGCTGATATTGGCGACGAACGCTCTACAGGTAACCCATAATGGTAGTCTATGATCCACGCGGACTAACATGGGACCATTGGTGTTCTAGAATGGCTGAACTGTTTGCAGCAAATCAGTTAGGCACAGTGACTGAAGACAAATGGAGAGACTGGGCAGACGGTATGCAAGGTATTGGTTACTTTGTAAATTCAGCTGTGCCTGATCCAAGAGGCTTTGATGAATGGTCTCAATGGGCTGAATCTTTGGTTGGTATTATGAATGTAGATACAAGGCAACTTTAAAATGACACCAGAACAAATTATCGCATATGAAACCGGCCGCAAAGGCATGAAGTCTGATGCAATCTTAGCAAAGTTAAGCAAGCATATTCATGAAAGTGATGCCAACTTATTACAAAAGCATGATACATTAATGTATTTAAAAAAAATTGATGATCATAATGCAAATGTACATTTCATTACAATTGATGCACCATTGGTTTTAGCTAGTGCAATTAAATATTTTTTAGATGTTGCTAGAAAGCATGGAATTAAAGTATTACATACTTCATCAAAAAACCCTAAAGTAATGCAAGCATTGGCAGCGGATCATGCGCATATTATGCGTTCACCTCATAGTCCTTCTAAATTGGCAATCTATCTATAATGTTTAATAATGTAGAACAATTTAAAGATTGGTGGTTAAAAGCTGGAAGGCCTATGAAACCGCCATTTAAGAATTGCATTCATACAACTGATATTGCATATGCAATGTGCTTGTATAGAAAAGATCAGTTTCAAGTTGAGTTGTATATCTGTAAACCAAATACAGAGTCGCCTATTCATAGTCATCCAAATGTTAATTCTATTTCAATGTATTTAACAGGGAATCTTTCATTTGCTGATGAAAATGGAAACTATAAAGATTTATCTGCATATCAGTGGCCTAAGCAAAATGGTGCTCATATGTTACTAGGCAAGACTGCCGAGAAAAATGACGGTAAATCACATGCACTAAGAACTGGGTCTACTGGTGGTTCATTTCTAATATTTGAACATTGGCTTAAAGATAATCCTTCTTCTGTAACATTGCACTGGGAAGGTGATCTTGTAGGTGAAAAGCATGCTCAGACCATTAAGGAATATCATGCATAAGACAGTAGAGCAATTCCGTGATTGGTATTTTAAGAATGGTTCACCATTAAGACCACCATTTCATAATCCTGTTTTCTATACTGACAATGCTATGTCTCTATGTTTATTTAGAGAAGGTCAATATCAGGTTGAGCTTTATATTACCGAGCCTCATAGCACATCTCCAAAGCATACGCACCCCGGTGTTGATTCATGCTTTGTATATCTAGGCGGTAATATACAATTCAATTTAGAAGGCAGAGATAATCCTGATGTTAGTCAGTGGCAAACTGAAAAAGAAGATGGAACTCATGCTTTGCTTGGAAAGACCGTTAGTTCTCCCGATGGCATACCTCATTGGTTGCTAATAGGAAAAGAAGGTGGTGCATTTTTAAGTTTTGAGCATTGGAAAGATAAAGACCCAGTATCAGTTACAACGAACTGGGAAGGTGAACCTGTAGGTGAAGTACATTCGAAAATTTTGGAACAAAATTTAAATGATAACATTTCAGAAAGAGTCTCCTGAGCCATTTACGACAGAGGCACTTGATTTATTTAAAAAGCATTACAAAGAAATAGCAGAACGTAAAGATGTAATTAAGTTAAAACCGGATTTAAAGTTATACAACAAGTTTTATAAAAGTGGAGTTTTAGAAATACATACGATTAGAGATGATGGAAAGCTTATTGGTTATAGTTTATGGTTCGTAACAAAACATATCCATTATGCAGATAGTACTACAGCTAATTCTGATGTATTGTATATAAGCCCAGATTATAGAAAAGGCATGACAGGTGTGAAATTTATTAAATGGACGACTGAAGAGATTAAGAAACGTAATCCTCAAAGGATTATGTTTCATGTTAAGCCGTTCTTAGACTATAGTCCGATTCTTGAAAGAATAGGGGCTAACTTTTTTGAAAAAATCTATACAATAGTGACGGAGTAAATTATGGGCGGCGAAGCAATTCCAATTGTGGACTGTATTATCGGATGTTTTATTGCATGTGAGCTTGGCTGTTTAATTTGCCAATATAACTGTATTCCGAGTTGTGATCCTTTTAACCCTCCTACAGATAGTGGCCCTACAAGCACTCCGGGTGATGGCGCAACACCGCCTGCAGATACACAGCCTCCTGTTTCCTCTGATCAACCAATTCCTTGTCAATATGAAGGACAGATTCCTACATGCCCTAATGCAGGATTACCTACACCGCCACCTGTAGTTCCTCCTATTATTCCTTTGCCCGGAGTTAAATGCGTCATAGGCGCTATTGCATCGCCAGTTGCTAAGACCATTGCAGGCGCATTAACAGGGCCGTCAGCAGGTGCAAATGCTGCAAATTCAAGGACAACACAAGGAAACGTTGGAAGCGCATTAGGTTCTACAGGGAATAATATGTTGGCAGGTGGTACAGGCGGATCTGGTGCCATTCCTACTCCATTACAAAGCCCTGCATTAGCCGGTGCAGCTGTTAGTGGCGCAGCACCTAATATTTTGTCACCTTTGCAGCAGTTAAGAGTGCCTACAGAGCAACCAACATCTGTGGTGGATCCAACTGTAGCTGCTACAAACTTACGAGTCGGCGATCCTACAGGGATCCCTGTACAGTCTTCTTATGTAGCGCCTTATGAAGTTCCTGAGGCTGCAGAAGGTGGTTATCAGCCTGACATTATTCAACGATTCCAAGATCAAAGTACAAGAAATAGATCTGGCGCATTAATGAATTCCGGATTAAAATTACTTAGCGGACAAAAAGCAGGCGGTGCTCAGCATGAAGAACATCAAGAGCATGGAGAACACGTACCTGAATTTGTCACAGGGGCTACTGGTCATTATGTAAAAGGTAAAGGCGATGGTCAATCTGATGATATTCCTGCTATGCTCGCTGATGGCGAGTATGTGTTTGACGCTGACACTGTTGCTGCTTTGGGTAACGGTTCAAGTGATGCAGGTGCAAAGCTCTTAGATCATTTTAGAGAGTCATTACGTGAGCATAAGAGATCAGCTTCTTCGGATAAGATTCCTCCAAAAGCATCTCCATTGGCATATATGAAAGAAGCACTTAAACGGCATTCGAAAGGTTAATTATGGCATTACCAACTTCAACACTTCCGTCTGGGCCAATAGCTTCCAGTAATCCTGCAGTTCCGAATCTTGGAGTAACGGCAGGTTCTCCTTCAGGTGGCACCTTTACTCAAGGAGCTGCACTTCCGAATATTACGACCACACAGACAACGGCTACAGCTGCTCCTCAGTTTTATACTTGCTATTTAAGCAATCTTGCAAATCAAGGTCAGCAAGCAGCATCAAATGCTCAGTATGTTGGTGCTCAGCCATTACAACAACAAGCATTTTGTCAAGTAGCTAAGAATGCAGGCAATTATCAGCCTACATTAAATGCTGCCATTTGCGCCGCTAATCAAGTTAAAGGAACTAATTTAGCATGCGCTGTTGGCAATTATGGTCAATCCAATATTGCTATGAATCTGGCACCACAGACCACATCAGGCATAGTTGGAACCGGTCAGTTTGGCTCAACTAGAGGTGCTGGTGCTCTTGCAGAGAATATTGCAAATGCAGACTTAGGCATTACACAGTTACAAGAACAAGCATTACAACAGTGCCAAGCAAATAAGTTAGCAGCTGCTAATACTCTTGGTAATTTAGCAACAACACAACAGAACTTAGGACTAGGCTGTGTTAATGCACTCTCTACACTAGGTGCACAGCAACAAACCATTGCACAGAATCAACAGTTATTCCCATTACAGCAATTAACCAACGAGTCTGCATTACTTCGTGGCTATACAATGCCAACAAGTACTGCTCAGTCTTACACAGGTCCAATTCCCGGAGCTTATGCAGCATCGCCTTTACAGCAAATTGCAGGTATTGGTGCATTGGCAGCTGGTATCAGTTGTACAGCTCTTGGAAAATCTATTGGCTCAGGCATTGGAAGTGCTATGTGCTCAATATCAAAATATCTGTTTGGTTGCGCAGGAAATACGGTTAGTGATGCTACTCAAGCTGCTAGAAATGCAAGTGGAACAGCTGGCATAAACAGTGGTAATCCTATTCCTAATATTGGTTGTGGTTCAATGCCAACTAACCCAAATGGTACAATTGATTATAGTGGTAATAACTGGGGAGGAGGTTAATCATGGCTATATCACCGCTTAATGCTTTAAAAGATGCTCCAGTGCCTTCAGAAATAGGCGGAGACACCGACTATGCAACCAAGTATATGGATGCCTTAAATAAGATCAGTGAAACTCTGAACAATCGGTCAAATCAACCGTTAAATTGGTTCAGTGTTGCAGGTCAACTATTAAACCCAGGGCGTACAGGTAATGCCGGTGAAGCTTTTGGTAGAACTGCAGATGTAGTTGGGCAACAAGTTGAGCAACAAAGAAGAGAAGAACTTCCACTTGCTCAAATGAGAGCTGAAATCTTAGGCAAAGGCTATGAAGTTGAAAAGCAAAGAAAAGGTTCTGAGATTCTAGGTAGTATTTTAGGCACTGACCCTGATACTGCAAGAAACCAAATTAGCTCAGGAAATACGCCTGCAGGATTAAGCCGCATTGCCAATGGTAAGCAATTAGCAGCTCTTACATATTGGGATCCAAAAGCAGGCGCAGCATTAAAGTCAGGCATTGAAGTTGAGCAAAAGCAAATGGAAAATGCCATTAAGCTGCTTGATTCAGGCGTTGATATTCATAAAGCAACTGCTAACATGAGTGATGACCAAAAGAAAGAGTTTACTTCTAATATTGATGCATATAGAACTATGCTTGGTCTTCCCGGTCCTCATACTAGTAGAACTGAGTCAACCTTTGCTGATCCAGCAGAAGCTGCAAGAAAAGCAGGTCTTCCTGTTATTCGCGGTCTTGGCTCTAATGATAAATTATATGCAGACAGTGTTGCAAATGGTACTCCTGGGATTCAACCGAATGGTTTACCGGTTGCCAAACCCGGAACTAGCATGCATGAAAAAGGTGCTGCATTGGATATTGATTCCAAGCGTCTTTCACCACAAGGTCGTCAATGGTTAGAAGATAATGGCTATGTACAACCTATGCCAGATAGAGATCCAAATCATTGGCAGCTTAAAGAAGTGCCTACACAACCTATCGCTGTTAGTGGTGCATTAGTGCGTCGTCCTGATGAAACGCCTGAGCAATTCAATGCTCGTAGAAAAGCGATTGAAGAACCACAAATCAAAGATGCTGCCGAAATAGCATCTGGTTTAAGCAAAATCGATACTGACAGTTTAATGTCATCAAATACTGACTTGAATGAGCTGAAAAAGATTGCAGCTAGACCTGATGCAAATAAGATCTTTGCCCCTTTACAATTACAAGGCGGTGAAACATATGCACAAGCAGCTACCAAGATAGCTTTACAGCAAATGAAAGAAGGTATTAATGTTACGGCCGGCAGTATTCATGCAGGCATTGGCGTTAATTTTGAGCCTGTATATCAGAACTTAAACTTAAGCCCTGACCAAAAAGTAGCAGCTGCAAAAGCACAACAAATCATTGCACAGCAGGTGATTAATAACATTATTGCCAATAAGACTAAAGCATTCGGTGGATCTCGTGTGACCAACTATCAAGATCAGCAGTTGTCTGCATTAAATGCAAATATGAACCAGTTACCTAAGTTTATTGGCGCATGGGCAACAAGACGTCAAGTGGATAATGCAGCATTAATGGATGCTCAGTCTGAATGGACAAACTTTCAACGTGGCGCTTTGCAAAGTAATCAACCTGCTGACCCACGTGCATTTATTTTAAGTGATACATACCTTAAAGACTTGCCACAACGTCACAGAGAGCATATTGAAAAAGTCAATAAATTTTATGGTGAAGAGTAGAGGCTAATATGGCAGACCAAAAACAATCCAACCCTTATGACACCGTAACGCTTGGTGATGCACCTATTACATCACCTGATGCATCAAAGAAAATAGACAATAGCCCTTACAACACAGTCACTTTTGATAATAAAGTATCTAATACTCCGCAAGCAAGCGTAACAGTTACAGGTGCACCTGCCGATTTTTTAGGGCCTGCACTTGGTGGGGCTGCTGTAGGAGCAGCTGCTGCTAAGTATGGCCCACAACCATATAATTTAAGCCCTGATTTTCTTAAAGATCAAGAAGCTTTATCAGGTAAGATTGCAGCGCACTCCAAAACAGCTGATTTACTAAATCAAGTAAACACAGAGCATGCCGCTACAATTGATACTGCACATCAACTTCACACTGATAAATTAGATGCATTAAAGAATGCAGAAGACATACTCGCACAAGCTACCGAGCATGCACAACAGTTAGATGCAATCCCACCTGAAGGCCCAGGCCAAAAATGGATTCCTACATCAGCGGCTACAGGAACACCAACAGGTGCAGCAGAAACTACTGTGTCTGAAGCAGGACAGTTATCTAGACTTGCTGCTAATCGACCAGCTGGGTACAATCTAACAAATGCAGGAATCTATGTTCCAGGGCAAGGTGATGTTGCCCCAATTTTGACAAAAGAACAAGAAGCCGCTAAAGCAGCAGCTTTAAAAAATTACTTGGCAGCACAGCAATTACGCGATCAACATCAAAAAATTGCATCTCAATCAGCATCTGATTTAGAAAAGATGCGAAAAGCAACAACACCTCGAGCTTCTGAATTACAGAAGTCACTAGATAAACTTGCTATTGAGCGTGCTGAAATTGAGCAAAGACTAAAGTCCAAAACTCCTTCGCCTAATGCAGTACAAAGATTTCTAACTGAAAAAGTTCCTTATGCCGATAAAGCAATGGAAGCACTTGGAGAAGTGAATAACTTTATTAACAAAACTCCCGGTCTTAAGTATGCAGCTCCAGCATTAAGTGCAGGGCTTGGCGTACCACAAACACTTTCAGGTATGCAGCATTACAATGAAGGTCAGAAACTTAAAGGTGCTTTGGAAATGCTAAGCGGCGCAGGTGGCGTAATTGGAGCAGTTCCTCATCCTGCGACAAGAGCTTTTGGTGCTCTTTCGCAGTTGCCATATATGGGCTATGAGGCTGGTGAATACATTCACGACAAACTGTTTCCACCTAAATAAACTTTGTATTTCTTTACAGCTCGGTTAATTTCTTGCTTATGCATGCCAAACAACTGAGCTGCATAAGCTTGAGTCTCAAGATCTACAACAACTAAATACAAAGCATCCATTAAATGATCTGACCAGTTAGGTCTATGAGTTCTAAAATACTTAAAGTATTGAAATCTTTGTTGTTTAGTCATCAAACTCAGATTGTATTTGACAGCCGACCAGTGATTATTTGCCATGAATATGCCTCATTTCAATAGCATCGATCTGATTTAATAAGTCTTCCCGAATTCTTAAGTAAGTTTCACTGCCGGGGAATTCATCACGACCGATTGGATGATAGAATTGCTCTTCACACCAATCAAAGTTATCATTCTTCTTATTTGGCGGGAATATATTGGTTTTACCTTTAGCAGATTGACGTTGGTAGAAAGCATCAGGTTTACGGAAGTCAACCAACCCTTTAAGGAACGGATAGACCTTTAATACTTCTAGCCATAGTTTCATAGCAATAATATTATCTACCGTTGTTTGAATCTGTTCATCACCGCGCATGATACAGTAACCAATAAGGTCTTTAATTGTACAGCGTACCATATAAAAGTGTTCAAAATTGCGAGGCATAATAGTACGGGTATCAAGGCCGTGAACAAGACCACTATCAAGCATGTCAACATAGAGATCGCGAGCCATTGTAGTAATCTGCTTGTATCTTTCGTAAAAATCTGCATTTGCCATAATCCCCGGTTTAACCATAACTCTATCATCTCGCATATCCCTGTCACCATGAACTTGGGCCGCAAAACTAAACAGACGATGGCGTATTAAATGAGTTGTGTCAATCATATCCATACCATTAACCGACCAAGTGATGTTAATCGTCTCCATTGCAGTAGGTAGCAGTTCATAACGAAATAGTTCATCAATGGTTTGATCAATTTGATCTTCTGGAAAATCCCATTGGATCTTATCATTCCATGTATTTAGTAGAAAGACTGATATAGTTTTTCTAAACTCTGCAACTGTAGGTGCATGGACTAGTTTAACATCAATGCATTCCAATTGATTCATAAACTGAATTGGTTCTGTCTTTTTACCGAACTTCAGCTTTGTGTGCATTGGCTGAAGATTTTTCATTTCTGATTTATGGATTTTTGGCATTTTCTACTCTCTTTAGTAAGTGTAATTCAACAAGGCGTGCATAACCGGCAATATCAGTCCAGCTATCCACATGATCAGGGGTAATAGCTAATCGAGATAACTTCATAGCTATTTTAGAAAAATACATTTGATAAACTAATCCCATTTCAAGACCATAATGATGCTTATAACGGTCTTTTAACAGCTGAATGATTTGAGCTTCTAATGTAATACCTTCAAAGAAGTCACCATAGACTTCACCGCGTTCTTTAATGACTTGATCAGTGGTTGTCATACTTTGTATGCCTCCAGTTTATGCGCTAGCACAGCCATACGCTTTGCACTATTGGTGTATACATCTACCATATAACCAGTGTTGCCCATTTTGATTTCATTGTCGGCATATTGTAGACATTGGAGTGCATCACAGTAATGAACCACCAATGCTTCTGGTGTATCCTCATGGTACATTTGACAATATCTAGCCACTGTTTCAGGCATTGATTCCACAATCTTTTCTTCGGCAGCTTCTAATGCTTTAGCCACTTCAGGGAAATTCTTTTTAACTAAGTGGTTTACATCAGAGATTTCCATTTCAGGAAGATCATGAGCCAATGCAATCTTTACTGCCAGATTTACATCAAACTCATATTCTTCTGCCATAAGCATGACGCCTAAAGCCACAAAGAAGCTATGAGTAGCCACGGATTCAGGTTGAATCACAGGTTTCATAGAATATCGTTTGGTATGTTCTAATGAATAGCTTCTCATAAAGAAGTCTAATATTTCTTTATTCATATTCAGTTGAATCCTCTGACCAGTCTTTACGAGTAAATGTATGTGTTTCTAGTACATCATCTAATGCTTCACGTAATTGGCTATATGACTTACAAACAGAACCAGAAGCTGCCAACATGATATTAAACTTTTGACCTTTTTGCGCTGTTGTCCATAAATAAATAATGGGTATGCCTTTGGCACTGCAGTAACCTGCTTCAAAGATTGTGCCGGTATCTTTATCATCTGTAATACAGATTAAAAGGCTAGTAACATCTAAAGCCGTCATGTTTGAATTAAAGACTTCTTCAGGGGTTGTTACACCGGGGACAAATAGACTTTCATCTTTAGGGCTGAAATATCTGATTTGTTTATCATCAAGAATCTCTTTAACATACTCCAAGCGTCTTGTTTGAGCATCATTAAAGAATGGAGATGCAATATAGACATATAAATCATCTATTCTCATCTTTTTTCTCCTTTTCAATTACTACATCGCCATGTTGATTAATATGATAAAGACTGCCAACTTCTTTGGCTTTATAAAGTTCACGTTGTTGCCATTTTGCATTAGCTTCCATCCATTTTTGTGCATCTATATCTGCTTGACTCATACGGTTTCCTCTTTTGTTAAACTACAATACATTATACCATAAGTAAACATTAAAGTAAACATTATTTTTCTTTTGCATATGCTTTAACTGCATTCATGAGACTTTGTTGTGTCTTGTCTTTACTCTCAATTGCTTTAATGATAGCTTCATCAATTGTTTTTCTACCAATAATTTGGTGAATGATGATGTTATTTCTTTGTCCTTGACGATAAAGTCGTCTTACAAACTGCTCATAGATTTCTAATGACCATGTATTACTAAACCAGATCACAGCATGCCCAGCACCTTGTAAGTTTAAGCCATGTCCTGCCGATTGTGGATGAGCAAGAAGGACAGGAGTTTTACCTTCATTCCACACATTAATGATCTTGGTTAGCTTATCACCAGCAATTCCGGATCCAATGACAGGTGCCGATGGGAATGCTTTCTTAAGTCTATCTAGATCATGCTTAAAATGATAACCGATTAAACATGGCTGCCCTGATAACTCTTCTACAATGTCAATAACTGCTTCCAGTTTGGCATCATGTATGTGCTGTACTTCGCGCTCTGTTCCATCTAAATAGACTGCCCCATTAGAAATTTGCTGGCATTTACCGATTGCAACTGCTGCTGTTGATGCAGTGACTTGACCACTTTCTATGTCAAGCAATAACTTGTCTTCAAGCTCTTTATATTTCTTAAAAGCATCTGGTGGAAGATCGACATATACTTTATTAGTAATTAATTCAGGCAGTTCTAAATAATCTTCTGCGGACATTCTTAAAACTTTGTCGGCCAATGCTTCATAGATTCGTTCTTCAGCGCCTGTCTGTAATGCCCATGTATATCCGCCATAACCACTTGGATAGAAATAGTTTGCTCTAAAGTGTGTAACGTATTTTCCAAATGTAGCTCCACGGTCAATTACAAGTTGAGGTCCAAAAATATCCATTAGACCATTAGATGCCGGAGATCCTGTAAGACCGACTCTTCTAGGAAAATGATCTAATAAAGGACTTAAAGACTTAAATCTCTGTGTGCGAGTATTTTTTAAATAACTAATTTCATCTACAATAAGCATGTCATAAGGTAGCTTAACATTTAACCTTCTAAAGGTATTGGATAACCATGCCAGACCATCAAAGTTAACCACATGGATGGTTGCCTTATCATGGATTTTCTTATCCTTCTGTGGACCATGCAGCACACTGCAAGTAATGTCTTTAAAGTTATCCCATTTTTGTATTTCATCAGGCCAGACTGCATAGCAAGGTCGTAAAGGGGCAATGACCAAGACTTTCTTTACTGCATTAGCTTCAATTAATAATTTGATTGTCTCAAGTGTAATGGCAGTCTTTCCTAGCCCAGGGCTAAGCCATAGTTGGCCTGAACCATTTTCTAGTAAAAACTTAATTGCCTTTGTCTGATATTCGTGTGGCTTCCAAAGCATCGGTGATTTCCTCTTTTGTTCTTAATACGAGTACGCAATGATGATGTAGTTGTAGCAACATATGTATATGTTCTTGACGAGCTGATAATTTTCCTGTTAGTGTTTTTAGTTCTACCCATAAGACTTTATTAAATGGCAAAATCACAAGTCTGTCAGGATACCCAGTACTGAACTTTAAATGTAACTTAATTGATGAAATCTTTAAACGTTTACACTCAGCAGAAAAATGTCTTTCTAAATCTCGTTCAAGAACTTTAGTTACCATTTACATGGGCCGCCACTTTTCTTACTAAAATTACAGTAGTTACATAAAAATGACGGATTAGGCGCAAAGATCTTGTCTTTTTCTACGTTTTCAAGGCGACGTTTTAACTGGACTTGTAAGGTCGGCAGATCTGCTCTTGTGATTAATTTATATTCATCTGTTTTTGCAAGGTCTAAAAACTCAATTGCTGTTTTAACATACTGAATATTTGGTTTGCATGACATAATTAATGCTGCATATACGGACACTTGGTCTGAATAATCACGATGCTTACCTGTTTTAAAGTCAATGATTGTAGCTTCAGGTCCATTTTCAATATATAAGTCAATCACGCCTCTAAACATAGCGGTTGGATCGTTATATAACACAGGGTTCCATGACTTATCAACTGCAATTGTCATTTCTGATGCAGCTTTAAGCTTTAGCCAATTAGATAGTTTATCATCTAAATAAGCAATGTCTTCTGATAAGATTGGTAATCCGCCTTTAAGAATAGCCTCAATCTCTTCATGGATCATTTTGCCTCGATTGGCAGCTTCACCTGATTTATCCTGAAGCTTGTCTATTTTGACAAACTTATATTTACGAGCACATTGCTCGTGCATCTTAACTGCGGAATATGAATGGATCATTGTCTTTGACTTGGAATACGGTTACGAATACGTTCTGCTAATTCAATAAAGTGCTCTTTATACGGCATGTCTGTATGATGCTCACCTTCTTCATCAACAAGTTTGGCACAAGCTTCACGTTCCATCATGACCGCTTGTCTAGATGCATCAATAGCAAATGCCATAATCTCGGCTTTAGCTATTTCCAAAGCATCATCAAACTCTTTTTGCGTAAATAAAGTAGCACCTGTTCCTTTGGCAAAGAATTGCTTTTGAAAGTCTGATTGTTCTGCCATTATTCTTCTCCGCTTAGTGTTAAAACAGCATCTGATGAAATACCGTTTGTGTACAAAATTCTATTAATTACATCTTGAAAAGAATCTAAGATTTTAGTTTGATGCTCTACAAGTTCTCTAACTTTATATGTTGCAATTTTGACTTTAAAGACAAGTTCAACTTCTTTAAGACTAGTCTCCATATCTACCTCCAAACAACGGTTGTGCAGGTTGCCCATCACCACATTTTATTTGTTGTTCAAGAGAATACTCTGCAGGTTTATAAATAGTTGGAACTGATGCTTTAAGTTGATCAATAATTCCACCAACTAAATTGTATGCCATTGGAGACTCTATAAATTCAGGATTGCCCTCAATAAGCTTTTCAACATTTTCAATTGCTTGAAGAATAAGCATAATTAATGTTGCTCTTTTTTGTTCTTTAGAGAATTGATCTTCTAAAAGTGCAAGTTCGTCGATTCGTTTCACTTTGCCTCCTTAAAAGTAGCAATAAAATCATCTAAAGCTTTATGCAATTGTTTTTGATTTAATGTGCCAACTGATTTCTTTTCGGTTGTCATTGTGTCATCAAAAAGCCACTTGTCAAAATTAGATTCTGCTTTTACATAAAATATAGTACCGTCAAACTTATCACCCCATTGCACATGAGGACTAGTTTGTTTTAATGAAATACCGATCTGACGATTACCTGCCCATTCTTCTTTTTCGGTCATTGACTTATGCCAATTATTAAGAATTTGAAGTAAATGTTTTCTAAAGTTCTGTTTTGTGACAAACTCACCCGGTTGATACATATTTACAAATAACTGTAATGGGTCAGATTCACCACGAAGCACACCGTTGTTGTCAGGAAGAATATCAGTATCTTGATATTCAGGCTTTTGTTGGATACCATAAATCATATCCGTTAGAGGCGCATCTTTACCCTCTAATAACTCGTTTTCTTCTTTAGTTGCCATATTAGTCCTTATTTAGTTTGGGCAAAGTTGTCACCGAATTTAGCTTCGGCAATAAAAGGAACGTCCATTGGAAATGCACCTACCATAGATTGCTCTAATTTTTTAGCTTCCTGTTCTTCATACCCTTTTTGGCATGTGATTACAATTTCATCGTGTAATGATAGCAAAAGCCGTGAATGAGTAGCAAGCTTAGAATAGTCAATCATTGCTTTCTTTGCCATGTCAGCACCAGATCCTTGAATTAATGTATTAAGGGATTTAAACCCGAATTCCATTAATTTACCATGGATTATCTTTGGCGGTTCACCTTTTATTAGTCGTCCGCCGACAGTCTTAAAAGGAATCTTGGCTCTATATCTAGCCATTAGGTCTTCATTAATCTTAGGAAGTCCTGTAGCTACTTCTGTTTTATACAGATCCACAAGTTCTTTAGCTTCATCATACGGAATCTTTAACATTTCGGATAATTTTTTAGGGCCTGCACCGTACAAAATACCGAATGATAGTGTTTTCACGTAATCACGAGGAATGTCTCTTCCAACCTTTTCACTCATTAAGTTCTTACTAAACGTATGAAGGTCAGCTTTAGGGTCTTTCAAGTACTGTTCTTTAAGCTGTCCATCCTCAAAATAAGCAAATAGTCGAAGTTCCTGCGCATTGTAATCGCATGCAATCATTGAATGACCTTCATCAGGAAGGATATATTCACGAACCTTAGGTATAATAAGATCACGAATTTCGGAGGGCAGAGGAGTCTTCGGACCTCGTATAGGCATTGTCTGTAGTGTCGGTTTTGATGATAATCGACCTGTTCTAGTGCCACCCGCTTCACCTCTAACTGTGTTCCACTCTGTATAAATCCGACCTGTAGAAGCAGACTGCTCTAACCATGGCTCAATGTATGCGCCAGTCAATTTGACCAACACATCTCGATGTCGTAAAACGGATGATAGCTCAGGATCTGTAATCAGATTTGCAAGTGTATCTTTATCTGACAAAGGCGTACCTTTATCACTCGTTGGCCACTTTTTGTTCTTGTCATAACAACCTTTATTTTGAATGATTTGAACCAGCTGAGCACCAGAATTATAGTTAATATCGTCTGCATTGAAGTATTTATTCAACCAGACTTCACATTGCAAAATATCTGCTTTGGCTTTTTCAAGGCACTGATTCAGACCGTCTCTGTCTACACGAACCCCTATCCTAGAGTTTTCCAATAAAATAGGCATTAGCTCAATTTCCCTGAGATAGGCCCGTGGCATTGTTTGTCTAACGGATAAGGTAAAGTCCCATAGTTTGGCTGTTAATGCAACGTCGGCCTCTGCATACATTCCTACAAGGTCCGCCGGACCACGGGCAATGTAAGCTCCAGCGGTTTTAGGCTTTTTGGCAACTGCAGGTATGTGAGCTACTAACCATTCAAACAGTTGATCACGTTCTTCAGGTTGTATATTGAGCCATTCAACACATAGTTCTTTTAATGATAAACTTCTAACATAAGGGTTGTATAGAAATGCCAAAACCAAAGTATCATGAACTCGTTCAGGCTGTAAAAATGGAAGCCCAAACTGCTCCACAATTACTGACATATCAAACATTGCATTATGAAAGCAAATGTGCCTGCCTGATTCCCAAATACGAATTAGAAGTCTTTTTGCATCTTCAAACGTACAATTGTTATTGCTGTCATGACAAAACGAATAGTAGCCAGATTTAAACTGGTTTGTACGATCTAAAACTGCAAGACCTACAGGCTTAGGTGGATACTGTTCTGGTCTAGGGCCAATAGCTTCTGTTTCAAAGTCTAAGAAAATCGGTTCTACCATTTGTATGGATCCATCTTAGGAAGACAAACTACATCGACCGGAATACTTGTAATAGATCCATTGATCATACGTTTACCATTGACAATTTCTGCTCGTAAACCACTTGATTGACAAGCAAGTACTGCCGAAATTACATCATTTCTTGACATTTGCTGAACACTCGATTCATATTGCATTGTGACAATAGGCACAGCCGACGTATTATATGCTTGATAATTCGGCGGCTGCGAAGATGAACAACTTACACACAGTAATACTGTAAATAACAGTAAACTAGTTTTCATGTGTACACCTGTTATGGTTAATACTTCGATGATGTTGCCAATGCAGGAGTTTCCTCTTCTACATCAGGAGAATTAATGGCATTCAGTACTTCTTTTTCACCTCTTGCCAATAAAGCTTTAACAACTTCAATAGACTCAACGGCTTTGACAAAGGTGAACTGAATCTTAAATTGTGTTTTAGGATCAGGTACCAATGCAATTTTAGTAATAACACCTGCCAACGGGCGTTTAACTGTTGAAGCCACTGTTTGTACATAAGTTGCAAAACCTTTAACACTAGTTACTGGAATACGTAGAGCTGCCACTTCACCCATACTAACTGCTTCTGGTGTTGAAATAGAATCAGATGTCATTAGGAATAAACGACGCTTTTCACTACAAGCTTTACCTTTGCCACCATTGGTTGCACTACCCCATTGATTTTTAGGGCAAGACTCACACAATTCAGCTTGTGGTGTCTCAGACAAATGACTTGGTTTTAACCCTGTTAATGTAGAACCTAGCGCAAAACAAGTAGGAGGTGCATTGTTGGTTGGATCAAAGCGTGATGTATAGTACAAACGCTCAATTGGTGATGCCAATACAACTACTTCCAACGAATTACCTGCAATCGGGTTATCACGATACTTTAAAGTTCCACCACTAGTAGTGATAAATGAAACACCTGCTGAGCTTTTTTCTGCGGCAATGCTTTGCTCTGCCAATTTAGCAAGTTCTGATTCAAATGTAACAATTTCGTTTTTAGCCATTTTAGTTCCTTATTTACGTGATTTAGTTAAGTTAATTCCCCATAATTCAGTAGCCGATGAACCGGGGATCTGTTCACCTTGTTCGAGTCGATCCTTAAAGGCAGTAGAGCTTAACCGTTTATGGAGCAAATCAAAGCTTTTGGTTTGAGAAACATATTCATAAAATGATTCCCAATCCGTAATAACAGGCACAGTCTTTTTAGACATTGTGACAGAATGGCCAGCCTCTGATGCAGCTTTGGTTGTACCTGCTTCTGACATAGCATGCATAATATCGGCTTCCAACTGTGCAACTTGTTTGGATAGATCACTGTCTTGTAATGCAAGATCAGCTCTTTGTTGTTTTACTTCTACTAATTGATTAATAAGTTCAGATAAGTTCATCGGTTTTCCTAATATAGTTTTACTTCTACAAATGCTTCTTTAAACATATCGCTTGCTATTTGAAATGATTTATTCCATCTTTCAGGCCTTTTATTAAAGCTAACATGTCTAGTAATCCCTGATTGTATCATCATTGCAGCACATTCACTACAAGCTTGCATTGGGTATGTGTACATTGTGCAACCATAAAGATTTCTATTGGCAAAAATCATGGCATTTCGCTCGGCATGAATTGTCATTGCATACTTTAGTTCACGGTCATGTAAACGTTCAGGTTTATCATCAACATATGCAGGAAAACCATTAAAGCCAACACTAACAATATGGTTGTTTGGATCCACAATAACCGCACCACATTTGGTTGATGGATCCTTGGACCATGTTGATACCAATTTAGCCATTTCCAAATACCGTAAATCCCATTTGTCTTTATTAAGCATAATGGTTCATCCAATCAGGCGCATATGCATGATCACGGTTCCATTTCATAACCATAACATTCTTTTTATGGCGGTAATATTGGCGATAAGCAGTTACTGTATCTGTATGCTTATATTCATTTGGCATACATTGAGGAGGATTTTTCCAACCGCCAAATGTAAGAGATTCTGGTGGAATGCTTAATTCATTTTTTAAAATGACTTCACATGCATGTGTCTTACCATAACGTTT